GCCTCGGGCCCGGCGCTGACCCAGCTGACCGGCCTGATCAATTTCGGCTCCGACCTGCCGGCGGTTCCTGAAACCACGCCAAGCCGGATCATCCAGGCCAATAACCAGACCGCGCTGGTGCTGCTGGTGCAATGCGCGGCGGCGGCGGCGGCGGTCAATACGGTCGCCGGCACGGTGTTCACATCCTATGACGAGGCGGCCGGGGTGCGAGATCCGCTGGCCGATCAGCTCGACATGCTGGCCACGGCGATCTCCGTCTCTGGAGACGATGCGCTGGCCGCCACGATGGACGCGCTGCGCCTGGCGATGGTGGTCGATGTCACCGCGCGCGGAGCGTCGCTGGCGAGGCTTTACAGGTTCGTGCCGGCAACCACCGAACCGGCCGTGGTGCTGGCCCAGCGACTGTATGGCGACGCCGGTTTCGCCGACGACCTCGTCGCCCGCAACAGCCTCGCCCGGCCGGCGTTCGTCACCGGCGGCGCGGCGATCGAGGTGCTCAATGTCGCCGGCTAGCGCGCCCGGATTCACCGTGCTGGTCAACGGTTCGGCCTATGGCGGCTGGACCTCGATCGAGGTCACCAGGAGCCTCGACACCATGGCCGGCGGTTTCAGCATCGGCACGACGGAACGCTGGCCGGGACAGCCGGCCGACTGGCCGGTGCAGACCGGCGACGCGGTCAAGATCATGGAGAGCGGCGAGCTGCTGCTGACCGGCTGGGTCGACGTCGTCGAGCCGCGCGAGGACAACGCATCGCACGAGATCGCCATCCATGGCCGCGGACGCAGCTGCGACCTGGTCGACTGCAGCGCGATGAACACGCCCGGGCGCTGGGCCCACCAGAAGATCGAGGCGATCCTGGGCGATCTGACCAGGCCGTTCGGGATCGCCATCAGCACATCCGGCGACACCGGCGAGCCGTTCGCCGCCTTCGCGCTACAGCAGGGCGAGGCGGTCAAGGACGCCATCGACCGCCTGTGCCAGCAACGCGGGCTGCTGCCGATCGAGACGCCGACGGGCGACCTGATGCTGGCGGCGCCGGGAACCGAGCGCGCCGGCGGCCAGCTGGTGCTGGGCGGCGAGGGCGCGAACCTGATCGCCGGCGAGGGCAAGCATGACGCCAGCGCCCGGTTCAGCCTCTACGTCGTCAAGGGCCAGCGGCAGGGCAACGACCAGGACAGCGGCGCGACCGTTTCCAAGGTCACCGCCAGCGCCACCGACGCGACGGTGACCCGCTATCGGCCGCTGATGATCATGGCCGAGGAACAGGCCGATACCGGATCGGCGAGCGATCGCGCGAAGTTCGCCGCCACGGTGCGCGCGGGTCGATCGCAGTCGGGCAAGCTGACCCGCCCCGGCGCCCGTGACGCGGCCGGCGCGCTGTGGACGGCCAACCGCCTGATCACCGTCGCCGCGCCCGATCTGGGCCTGCAGGGCGACCTGCTGATCAGCGAGGTTCGCTTCNCCNNCGGCGAGTCCGGNACCACCACCGAAATCAACGTCACCCGGCCCGAGGCGTACAGCCTGGGCGAGGTCAAGGGCGTCGGCCTCTCGCGCCTGGACAGCCGCCACGCCGGGCGCGGTCTCAAGCCGTCCAAGGCAATGGCCAAGGGCGCGGGCGGCTCCGCGGGCCTGGCGAGGCTGGCAGGTCTCGGCTCATGATCGACGCGCTCAGGTACATGGTTAAGGATGCGCGGCGCCGGGCGATGATGGCCGTCGCGCGCGGCGTTCTGAACGTCATCGACGACACCAAGAAGGCGCAGTCGCTGCAGCTCGATCTGCTGGACGGCGAAACCGCCGACACCATCGAGCGCTTCCAGGAATACGGCTTCACCAGCGTGCCGTTCGCGGGCGCCGAGGCGGTGATGGTCAGCGTCGGCGGGCTGCGGTCGCACGGCATCGTCATCGCCGTGGAAGACCGCCGCTATCGCCTGGTCGGCCTGGTCGGCGGCGAGGTCGCCCTCTATGACGATCAGGGCCAGAAGCTGCATCTGCAGCGCGCCGGCATCGTGCTGACCAGCCCCCATCCGGTCAGCATCCATTCCGACGATCACGTCAATGTCACCGCCGCGCATGTCGTGGTGACCAGCAACGACGTGCAGCTGGGCGGCGCGGGCGGCCCGGCCGTGGCGCGGGTCGGCGATCATGTCGATCTGGGCGCGGGGACCATCTCCAGCGGCTCGGCGAAAGTGACGGCGGCCTGATGGATATCGCCCTTTCGATCATCTCCGCTCTGGGCGACGACTTCGCCTGCGACCTCAGCCTGACCGGGCCCGACCTGACGGGCGAGCTGGGCCTGACCACGGCGGTGATCATCAGCCTGTTCACGGACGCGCGCGCGGCCGACGACGACGTGCTGCCCAACCCGGGCGGCGACCGGCGCGGCTGGTGGGGCGACACCTATGCCGCCATTCCCGGCGACGTTCAGGGCAGCAAGCTGTGGCTGCTGGAGCGGGGCAAACAGACGCCGGACGTGCTGGTGCGCGCCAAGCAGTACGCCGAGGCCGCCCTGCAATGGCTGATCGACGACGGCGTCGCCGCCGGCGTGGTCGCCACCGCGACCTTTCCGCAGGCGGGCTGGTGGACGCTCAACGTGGTGATCCAGCGGCCGGGCGGGCAGGCGCGCCTCAACTATGATTTCGTGTGGGCCAACTCATGACCGCCTTTAANCGACCAACCCGCGTGACCCTGGTCACCCGCGACAGAANCGACCTCAATGCGAGGATCGCGGGGGCCGACTCCAACCTGCGCCGCACGCTGCTCAACGGCATCGCCACCATGCACGGCGGGGCGATGGACGGGGCCTATGGCTATCTGGACTGGATCGCTGATCAGGTAATGCCCGACTCGGCCGACGCGGCGCATCTGATCCGCTGGGCCTCGATCTGGGGGGTGTTTCAGAAGCAGCCCAGCGCCGCCTCGGGAACCGCCCAGACCACCGGCGTGAGCACCAACGGACTGACCGTCCCCGCCGGCACGATCATCCAGCGCGGCGACCTGCTGACCTATCACACGACGGCCGACGCGGTGGTCGCCGGCGGCGTGGTCGACGCGCCGATCGCCGCCGTCATCCCGGGCAGCGCGGGCAATACCCTGGCCGGCACGGTGCTGACCACGATCGCGCCGATCGCGGGCATATCCAGCACCTGGAGCGTCGATGCGGACATCACCAACGGCACGGACATCGAGACGCCGGCGGAGCTGCTGGCGCGGCTGCTGTTCCGCATCCAGAACGCGCCCAAGGGCGGCGCGCCGGGCGACTATGTGGAGTGGGCGACCAGCCAGCCGGGCGTCACCCGCGCCTGGGAATTCCCGCTGTGGAACGGGCTGGGCACGGTCGGCGTGGCGTTCGTCTATGACGATCGGGTCAACATCTTTCCGCTGGCCGGCGATGTCACCGCCGTGCAGACGTTCCTCAATTCCGTGGCGCCCAACACGGCCGCCGTCACGCCGTTCGCCCCGCTCAACGACGCGGTCAATTTCACCATCCACCTCAACCCCGACAGCACCGCGTTGCGCGCCGCGGTGACCGCCGAGCTGGCCGATCTGTTCACCCGCGAGGCGACGCCCGGCGGTGTGATCCTGCAGTCGCACTATGACCAGGCGATCGGCGCGGCGGTGGGCGCGGGCGACTACACGGTGGTTGCGCCGGTCGGCAACATCGCGCCGGCCGCCTACACGCTGGCGACGCTGGGGGTGATCAGCTGGTGACCGGCTTCAGCCCCGCCGTCGTCGATTTCCAGGACATGCTGCTGCGGCTGCTGCCGCCCGGCAGGGCGTGGAACCGTGATCCGACCTCGACGATGGGCGCGCTGGCGCTGGGCCTGGCGGCCGAATTCTGGCGGCTGGACGGTCGCGGCATGGACCTGATCGAGGAGGCCGATCCGCGCACCACCAATCAGATGATCACCGACTGGGAGCGCATCTGCGGGCTGCCCGATCGTGCCGTTCCACGCCCCACCACGCTGGCCGCGCGACAGGCCGCCGTGGTCGACCGGCTGGTCAGCGTCGCCACCCAGACGGACGCCGATTTCATCGCCCTGGTCGCCCGCCTCGGCTACAGCGCGACGATCACCCATCACACCCCGTTCGCCGCCGATATCGGCACGGCCGACAGCCCGGTCTATGACGGGGCCAGCGTGTTCTGGTGGGAGGTCAACATCACCGTGCCGATCGGCACGGCCACGCCTCTGGTGCTGGTCGAGCACGCCGTGACGCGCCAGGCGCAGAGCCACACCCTGGTCACCTTCAACTACATCTTCGTCTAGGAGCGCCCCGTGCATCGCATCGACACGCCCAACAACCTCGCCGGCCTGTTCCGCGCGCCAAACCCGCCGCTGACCGGCCCGGTGGTGATCGACAGCGCCTGGCTCAACGACGTGCAGGAGAACCTCTGCAACGTCATCACCTCGGCCAATGTGGCGTTGGTCAAGGGAAACTATTTCCAGCTGTCGAGCGTGCTGCGGGTCAGGCTGCAGGCGCCGCTGACCGTCTATGTGCAGGTCGCCGGCAACGACGCCAACGCCGGCACGATCGGCTCACCCTGGCTGACCATCCAGCACGCCATCAACGTCATCCAGACCCAGTACGACCTCAACGGCTTCAATGTGACGATCAGCTGCGCCGGCGCGTTCACCGCCGGCTGCACGGTCAATGCGCCGTTCGTCGGCGCGGGCACGGTCAGCCTGGTCAACGGCTCAAGCGGCGATTCCATCACCGTGGCCGCCGGCAACGCGGTGACCGTCTCCAACGGCGCGCGGCTGACGATCACGGGCATGACGCTGTCGGCCACGGCCGGCGGCGCGGTCGGCCTGCTGGCCACGCTGAACGGCATCGCCACCATCGGCGCGGGGACCGTGTTCGCGGCCTGCGGACAGGCGCACATCGCCGCCACATACGGCGGCCAGACCCTGGTCAGCGGGGCCTATACGGTCACCGGCGGCGCCCAGCAGCACGCCCAGGCCTTCGGCGGCCAGGTCCACATGCCCGCGGCCAATATCACCTTCACCGGCGCCCCCGCCTTCAGCGCCAACTTCCTGGTCGCCGACGCCGGCGGTGTGATCTACGCCCAGTCCCTCGTGCTGACCGGCGCGCCCACCGGAAACGGCTGGATCACCAGCCACGGCGGCTACCTCGACACCAACGGCACCACCGCCGCCATCACCGGCGCGGGGTTCGGAGCCGGCACCAACCCCAGCGGCTATGTGAGCTGATTGCCTCCCCGTCCGTGCTCTCAGGGGTCGGTGACAGGGTTCTCAACGCCTCCTAGGAACCCTATCAGGCATCGTCTGGCGGGTGACTAGAGCCCTCGAAATCGGCGTGCTAAGCCTCGGGAATGGTCGCGGCTACGTTTTCGAGTGCTCTAAAAGGTCTTGTCTATGACTCTAAAAGCTCTTGTCCGGCTACANT